CTCGACCGGCACGACATATCCCGCCTGCAGGAGATCCGCCAGATAGTCCTTATCGGTTATCTCGCGGATCTCACCGATTGCCATGCACAGGGGCCCGCAGAAAGATTTGGTTGCTTTTACCTTCATGCGGTCCTCCTTTCAGATTATGCCTGCGGGTCAGCGGCGGCTGCCTTAAGCAGCGCGACCTTCTGCTCGTTCTCGATTTTCGCGTCGACATCGATCCAGCCGACGACACCGACCACGTGCTGCGTAGCAAAACGCTCGCGGAGCACCTCGATCTCCAGGTCCTCGGCCAGCTTAACGGCCAGTCCGGACGGATCCAGATAAGCGACCGCCGCGTTGCCGGCAGTACCCATGACCGGGGAGGCGTCGGAGCAGTAGACCGGCGCACCGAGGAGCGTGTAGCCCCAGCGTGCGGTCATGTCCCTGTTGAGCAGGTAATTGTCATCTTTGTCTTTCAGCTTCCTGATCGCAGTCCGGGTGGCTTTGTTCATCACCCAGATGCACTGAGACTGATAAGCGTCCGGGATCGCCTCCTGCAGGTTGATCAGGTCGTCGCCAGTGAGGAAGGTCTTGGCGCCGGCAGTCACGGTCTGCGTCGCGTCCGCGATACCGCGGATCTTGTTGGTCGTGCCGTTGATGATCTCTTTGTCGAGCCATTTGGCGATAGCCTCGGCCATGCGGTCGATCACGTAGTTGACAAGGTCAAAGCTGCTGTTGTTGATCAGGCTGCGGCTGATCTTGGTCAGCGCGCCACCAAGGAAGCTCTGCAGCGTGACGCTCTGGAAAGCGCCGGAGGTGCTGAGCAGATCTTCGAACTCGCTCGCGTAGTCCACGGTGATCGTGGAGCCGGTTCCTTCGACATATTTCGGAATCGTGAGCGTGCCGCCCACGTTGTAGCGGGTCGCCATGCCATACAGCGGGGAGATGTCCGCGACCTTGGTGATGATCTTGTTGGCGATGGATGCCGGGATCACAGCGCCGTTGGCGCCCTTGGTCATGTTGACGTCGGTCGGATCGGTCCTCTGCTCGACCAGGTCGCGCAGATAAGCGTCAAACGCGCGGACCTCGGCAGCTTCCTGCTCCTCGGCAGTCCTCTGCTCGGCCGGTGCCGGCTCTTCGTTCAGCTCCAGATCTCTGGCTCTCTTCTCAGCCGCGATCGTTTTGTCGAGGTCTTTGATCTGCTTTTCAAGATCCTCGAATTTAGTGTTTTCCTCGTCGGTCATCGCCCGCTCTTCGGTCTTGACCAGGGCGAGGATAGCGTCGAGCTCGGCCTTAAGACCGGCCCTCTGTTCCATGAGCTTTTTAAGCATTTGTTGTACCTCCTGTAGATTTTGCAGGTCAGCGGCGCCTCTCATGCGAGGCGTCGGTGGTTAATAGTTTTGCGTTTTACAGCTCGAGGGCGCGCACGCGCGCCTCGTAGGTGCGGAGACGCTCCGCAGCGTCGTCGTCATCCGGATCGTCGTCCGGGTCTTCCGGATCCGCGGTATCCTCAGGATCACCGTCCAGTTCCTCCGGATCCTCGGGATCCGCCGGAGGCGGCGTCTGGTCAACAAACTCGGCCTCAAGGTCCGTGGCACGGATCTCCACCGTCGCGTCGTCATCCTGCTCCGTGTCTGCCCTCACCTCGATGGAGGTGGACGAGTACGCCGGAATCTTGTTCATGACCAACGAGATCTCACTGATGTCGAAATCCCTGACATGCCTGATCGGCAGCCCGTCTGCCCTGGTCTCGACATCATCGGCCACATGGCGCATATCGAAAGACCAGCCGCGCAGCTTCCCGGTCCTTGCGCCCTCGATGACCTCCGGATCCGTGACCACGGACTCGGCGTACAGGCCGACCGCGTCCTCGCGTGCCTTGAGGCTGCCGTCGCCGGTCGACGCAAGTGCCCTGCGCTCGTCATGGTCCAGGAGCATCCGGAGCGATCCGGCGCGCTCGAGCGCACGCGCGAAAGCGCCCTGCTCGATGACCTCGATCACTCTGCCCCTCGGCGTCAGCACCGGTCTGGACTGCCGTCCCGGCACGTTGACGTAGCCGCTGATGTGGAGCGATCCATCCGCTCTAAGTTCAGCTTTCACCTTCTTCACCTCCCTTCCGCCAGTTTTCAAACCATTTGCGGGCCAGCTCGGCGTGGAGGGCTTTTGCCTCTTCGGTCCGGGTCTGATCCGCATCTATCCTTGCGAGGCATTCCTCGAGCGTCGTGTCCATGACATGGACCTCAGCTCCGGATCTCCGGGCGAAATCCCGGATCTCGTCGCGCCTCGAGGATCCAGTAATGATGTAAGCCCTCGACGGGCTCCTGCCCTCTCCGATCGCGTTGAGGGCCGCGCCGCGCATGGCCAGCAGGACCGGGATGGCGCTGTCCGCGTCGTGCCCGGTGTCGTGCTCCCCGGATCCGGGCAGCACCGCCTGGCGCATCCTGTCGAGGTCGATCACGATCTCGTCCGGCTTGCGGATCGACTCCACCCAGGTCGTTTTACCTGATCCGGGCGGCCCGACGACCAGCACGTTGTCTCCTGCCGCCCTGCTCTCAGGCAGCTGCGCGCCGGTCTCGAGATCGTTGAGCTGCTGCGCCGCGTTGGTGTTGGGCGTGTAGACCTCCCCGGTCTCCGGGTTGATCAGCACCGCGTCGAGGCCAACAGTCAGCCAGTTGAAGCCGATAGGCTCCAGGTCCTCCATCTGACGGACTTCGTCGATCTGCAGGAAATTCTTTTCCAGGCCGATCTTGTAGGCCTCGTAGCGTTCTTTCGTGTCGCCGCGAGTGAGCTCGCGGGTGTCAAAAGCCCAGTAGTATGACCGCTTTTCCGACTCCAGCAGGAGATCGCGGTCCAGGCTGCACTCGATGTCTGTCATGACTGAGACGCAGGTGCGGATGAATGTCTTCCGGTCCTCCTCTGTCGGATTACCGGAAAACATGCTCTCCGGGACGCCGAAGATCTTGCAGATCTCCCCGGCGTTGGTCTTTTTGTTCTCATTGAGCTGCATCTCGACCGAGGTGTTGGAGCTCTCCTGGAAATCCAGCCCCTCGTTGAGCACGACCACGTTCTCCTCGTTGGCGTACAGCCGCCGGAAAGCTGATTTCAGCGCGGCCATCGCAGTATCGGTCAGGCGGTGCGAGGACTTAAGAAATCCTCTCTTGTTGCCGCCCTTGCGGACCAGGTTGTCTTCGTACTTGAGCTGCGCGTATGCCAGCTGCAGCAGCAGCGGGTTGGTCTCGTAGATCGGCTTGCCGCTCATCCCATCATCGGTCCGGCGCAGGATCTTGAAAAAGCTGTACGGTTCGTACTGGCTTCCATCGACCAGGATCGCGTAGGACTTGAAGATCGGGTCCGCATTTTTGTGGATCGAGACCGACTCCTCCCGGACATAGTGCAGGCTCATCACCTGCAGCCCGCTGCGGTGGATGTAGGCATACCCGCCGCGCCCGAAAAAGTAGTCGTCGAGCATCGCGCGCCAGAACTGCACGCTCGTCAGGGTGTCCAGCGTATCGTTATTGACCAGGAAAACGCGCGGATCGTCCGTCACCTCCTCCGGCTTCCCGTCCTGCGTACGGCGGTACAGCCGGATCGGCAGCGTCGAGATCGTCCCGGCGATCAGGTCGACGCAGGCCCGCGCCGTCGGGATCTGCATGGCCATCTGCTTGGTCACGGCTTCCCGGCTGATCAGCGCGGTCAGCAGGTCGTCGCTGGAGACGATCTGCCCGGTCTCCGGGTTAGTGTCTGCCCGGATCTCGGGCTTTCTGGTAAAGGGCCACATAAGCAATCACCTCTTACATCTGCACGACGAAATCAGTGCCGTAGAGCTGCTCCTGCTGGAGCAGGTACAGAGCGTTGATCAGCGACACGACCATGTCGACTTTCGCCGCGCTGCGTTTTTTGTTTACATACATATTCCCGTTGGTATCCCGCGTGCAGCGGGCGTTCTGGAAATTGATCTCGAGCATCAGGTTTTCAGCGTAAGCAAACCGGCGATTGAGGATCGCTTCCAGCAGCAGCTTGGTCGGCATATGCAGGACCGAGCTGTGCTGCTTTACCTCCACGCACTCGATCTGCGCGGCCTCCAGCTTCTGCACCGTCGACAAGGCGTTGTACCGGTCATAGGCCAGCTGCTGGATCACGACGCCGTACCGGCTCTGCAGGTGGAGGATGTAGTCCTCGACAAAGCCGTAGTCGATCGTCTCATCGCCGCAGGCGTAGCACTCGCCGCGTTTGATCAGGTCGCGGTAGTCGACCTTCTCCTTGGAGGTCTTCAGATCCACGCGGGCGGCCGGCACGAACCCGACGACCTTGGCGTAGATCTTCCCGTTGACCTCGCACACCATCGCCACGGACGTGTTGTCGTCCGTCTGCGACAGGTCGAGGCCCAGGTAAACGGGTTTCCCCTGCCACCAGCTGTCCGGCACGTCGTCCCGGCACAGTCTGACTTTTTGGATATCGACAAAACCCTCGACGCCCAAGCCTTTGTACAAAATGTTGCAATGCTTGCAGAGGAAGTTTTCCCTCTTGCTGTCGTAGAGGACCGCCAGGGATCTCTTTTTCTTGAGCTCGGTCAGCAGGTACTTGTGATCCACGGCGACCGGGTTGCTCTGGTAGAGGACCCTGTCGTCCGTCTGCCAGGTGTCGCCCGTCTTGAGGTCGTCGTCCGGCTCATACAGCAGGGAAAAGTAGCGCCGGTCATAGGTCAGCCCGTCCAGCGTCTTCTTGGCGATATCGATCTCGGTCAACAAGACGTTATTGTCGTTAGGGTACTGCGTCGACAGGATGATCCCGAGCCTGCTCGGCAGGTTGATCTGCGAGGACCTCATCGCCTCGACCGGGTAGTCGTCCATCGCGCCGGCCTCGTCAGCGAGGAAAGCGTGGGCCATGCGGCCGTCCATCCTGTCTCGGCTGTAGGCCAGCGGGGTGTACTCCGAATCGTTGATCGTGCAGCGGATCTCACTCCGCAGCAGCTTAAAGGCCGGATCTATCTCGTCGCAGAGCGCCGGGCTCGACTTGATGATCTTCCGGATCGCGTTCTTGAGCTCCGAGGAGAGCGCCAGATCCGGCGCCACAGAGAAGAACCGGGAGAAGCTCGGCTCGGTCAGCATCAGCATGATGAAGATCACGCCGGCAACAAAGGTTTTCCAATTTTTCCGACTAATGACCAGCAGGGCCGTCACGTAGTAGCGGATCTTCATCGACTGGAAATCGACGCCCGCCTCCTCGTAGTATTCGGTCCCTTCCCGGCACATGGTGCACAGGGCCGCCGTGATCAGCAGCCATTGGTAACCCTCCAGGCTCTCCGCCATCGGTTTCTTGAGGTCCGGATGGATGATGACCCGCAGCAGCCTGCTGATCTTCTCGTACCTCTCCTCGTCCACATACGCCTCAGGATCCTCGCCGTCGGCGATCCGCAGCCAGCTCGCCGCCTGCAGCTTTACATAGTGCGGCACTTTCCGCTCGGTCTCCTGGACGCACCAGGTGGCGTACTGATAAGCCGGGCTGTCTTTGATGTCAGCCACTCAGCGCCTCCATCAGCGCGGACTTCTTCCCCTCCTGTTTTTTGGGCACGGTCCGCAGTGACGCGGCGATGGTCATGACATTTTCCTTCTCGATGTCGCCCATCATTTTCCGCTTAGCCTGGACCTGGCGGTCATAGCCGAGCAAGGTGTTGGAGCCCTTGGTCATCAGCGCCGTCAGCTCCACAGGATCCATGGTCGGATCGTCGGCGAGCCTCTCGAGCGACGCGGCCAGGTCGTCCCGCAGCTTTTCAAAGCGGGCAGCCTCCGCAGCCAGCAGGCAGTAGCGGTTGATGGAGCCATGATACAAGTCGTCGTTCTTCTCAATCTTCTGCAGCAGCTTCCTGACCCGCATAAAGGTCGCATGAGCGACCGGATCCTCCCGGACCGCGGGATCCTCTTTGATCCGGCAGCCCGTCAGCAGGGCCGCCTCAGCCGCACGGCGCACGGCCATTTCCTTCAGCGTGCGGTGCGAGCGTCCCTCGATGCTCAGCACGGTCGCCGGTTTCGCCGGTGTCGGCATAGCGCCACCTCCTCCCTTGAATTGTGTGCGATTTTATGAATATTCAGACAATTAAACACGCCACAAAAAAGACGCCAAAGGCGTCTTTCTCCGAAAATGCCCTATTTTAGCCGAAAATCGATCGGGGACCTTTTCCTGGAAATGGGCGGCGTGTGAGTCTCACAATTTCCGAAATTTTCTGACAATTTACCCCCGGGGGCACCCCGGAGCCCCGGAAGCCTCGGCTCCCGCGTGCCAGATCCGCTCCTGCTCCGCAGCTATCCGCCGCAGCTGGTCCCGTGAGACCTGCCCCTGCTCGCACAGCTCGTGGTGGTACCGGCAAACGGTCACCAGGTTGAGCTCGTCCAGGGCCATGTCCGGATCCTCAGAGACCGGCGTGATGTGATGGACCTGCACCTCCTGCGTGTTGATCTGCGGCAGGGCAGGCGGCCGCAGGATGTCCCTCAGGCACAGCTGGCAGCAAAAATGATCACGGGTCCTGATGTCCAGGCTCTTGTCCGTCCAGATTTTTTTTGATCGGAACTCGTGCTCGGCTGTGCGGCGAGCCCGCGCAAAGCGAGGCCGCCTGCCGCAATCAAAGCGGCTGTCATGCACCCGGCCGCAGTACTTGCAGCTCTTAAGCACCGCCGTCGGCCCGCAGCTGCGCCAGCAGCGCGTCCTCCTCGGCCTTCATCCGCTCGTAGATCCTGCGCCCGATCACGACCGCAGTCCCGACAGGGAGACTGAGCAGGACGCCGATGTCATCGGCAGGTACGCCGTACCCCTGGATCTCTGCGGCCTGCGCCGGGTTGCCCGCGACGATAACGGATCCGGAGTGCCTGCGCATCTCGCGGATCAGGTCGTCGATCACCGCGTTGCCCGTGCGGATCTGCTGGGCCGGTATACTCTTTTTGTCCGCGATACTCATAATGTGATACCCCTTTTGTCTTTCTACATCGGGATCCTGACGTTCTGCCATTTCTTGTAGGCGTCAAGGTACGCCTCACCCTTATCCCCGTTGTACGTTACCTCGTAGTACATCCCATCCGGCACCGTTGTGGACAACAGGCATTTCCAATTCTGCAGCGTCTTACAAAACCAAACGACAAAGACGTCGGCAGGCTGCAGCGCGAAGCCATCAGTCTTATCTGCCTGCGCGTTGTACCAGTCGCAGACGATCCGCTTTGCCTGTTCCTGCATCATGTCAGTTCCCCTCCAGCGCCTGACGCACCTTTTCCCGCCACCGCTCCGGCACGTCCTCAAGCGTCATCAGGCCTGCCTTGATACGTCTCACATAGATTGCAACCATTACGCCATCACCTCCGCGATTAAGTCAGCAAGCTCAACAAGTGCGTCCTCCTGCATCTGCAGGCGTTCTTCAATTGACGGCTCTACCGGCCCGTCCTCAACGACAGACCACCCCTGCACCACCTCGGTCTCGGTCTCGGTGTAGACCGGCTCCAGGTGGTAGCCGTCCTCCACGGCAGGCGCGTCCTCAACGCGAAGAGGCTTCCACCCCTGAGCCGTGAGCATGGCGGCGGTAGGGTTGTAGACCGTCGCGCCGTCGATAATGAGTTTCTTGGGCGCATAAATGAGCCGCCCGTCTGTGAGTTTAACGTAGTAGGTCATTTGGTTTCCTCCGTTATCAGAGATATTCGTAGCGTATGTTCGAAATAGTTGCCGAGGCGGATGACGGAGCGTGGAATGCGAGCATTGCGCCAAAATAATTGTTCGCGCTATGCTGACTGGAATTATACGTCAGTATATCTGTCGTTAATATTCCCGACCACTCCATATGCCCGCCTGTAGAAGCATCCGTATGCAACCCCGTTGTAGTCTGCGAAATACCAGCACGCCTCGCACTTGTCCCAGTGTTGGTGCTGTACTCATTAGGGGCGAAAACAAAACCCTTGTAATCATCTGTAACGCCTGATGCGATGTAGTCAAACGCAACCCTGATTTCGTGTCCTTCAAGGTCGGAATACTTGTATGGCATGTTTATCAGTTTCACATAGTTGCTCCAATTAGTGGAACCCGCCGCGAAACTCAGCATTCCGGTCACCGAGTCGAAGGAAACTCCAGAACCATAAATTCTAAACGCCATTGGCGTTGTAGCTATTGGTTTCCAGGGTTCCCCCGCCTGCAGCATCATCATCATCGCTCTTCTTCTCATCAGGGCAGTCATGAGACCACCCCGATTCCATGCGCTATACTATGCGGTCGGTCGGTCG